AGGGATCCGGTCGCGTCTTCCAACAGCAAGAAAGGAAACGGTATGAGCTTCAACCGTATCGTCCCGCCAGGCTCCCAGCCGGCCGGCAATGTCGCCACCTTCGGTCACGACCGCAAGACGTGGCTCGATTCCAAAGACGCCCTCGTGGCCTTCGAACGCGACCTTCGCGACACCGACAACCTCGGAGTGAAGGCGTTCAACGACCGTTGGGCGAAGACCGTCGCCTCCAAGATGGGCGAGACCGCCTCGTTCGACATTAAGCAGGATGATGTGGCCAAGCTGATTCCGACCGAAGCCATCTCCATCATCGAGGATGCTCTGAACACTCGCGGGTCCGGCCTGTGGCCTCTGTTCAACAAGACCGGTCTTGACACGCTGACCATCGGCGCGAACAGCACCGACCTGAGCACCGATGCGGGCCGCGCACACGGTTACGCTCCGTCCAAGTACGGCACCCAGAAGAAGGAAGAGACCATCACGCTTGTCAAGCGTGCCCTGAACGCGGAATACACGTACAAGTACATTCGCCTGAACAAGGGTGATGTGCGTAAGACCCAGCGTCCGGGCGCTCTGGTGAAGTACGTGCTGTCCGAGCTTCCGAACCGTATCATCCAGACCATCGAGAAGCAGGTCGTGCTTGGTTCCTTCGATACGGACATGAGCCACTTCCGTTCCATTATCACAGACTCGAAGGATTCGAGTTCTGAGTGGGCGGGCAACAAGTTCGCTAAGACCCAGGAGCATGCGGCTGACGGCGTACTGTTGTACGACTTCGTTCGTGGCGCCGCCAAGGTGAAGGCTTCCGGCGCGAAGGTGCTTGTCACCAAGTCCGAGACCGTGGCTGAACTGTTGCTGTCCCTCGACGCCAACGGCCGTAGCCTTCTGCCGTTGGGTAACGCGGGTCTGGCCGGCGTGCTGGGCGTCTCCCAGATCATCACGCCGGAATGGTGGTATGACACGGATGATGCTACCGCTCTGGGCGTCATCTTCACGCCGTCCAACTACCCTGTGGTAGGTGACACGTCCATCGAGGCGTTTACCAACTTTGCGCTTCAGACCAACACCAACGAGTACTTGCAGGAGCTGTACGCAGGTGGCGGTCTCGCCAAGGAAAACAGCGCCGCCGTCATCGTGAAGAAGGGCTGACGGTGATGGTTCAAAGGCCGGATGGTTCAAAACACTGTCCGGCTTTTGAACTTTGAACCATTGGAATTGAACTTTTGAAAGGGGTTCAACATGAGTGAACCGAACAAAGCGACGATGCTTGCGCGTCTAGTTGACGTGAAGCCATCAGGCTCCGAGGGGAATATCGTCAAGGACATTGTTTTCCTCGATAAAAAAGGAAAACCGGTTGACATCGCCTATACGGACGCGAAAGCCGTCGCCGCTGTAAAAGCCAAGTCTCAAATCGCGGCGCTCACCGCCCTTGAGTCCTCTGCGGATCTTGCGACCACCGTGGCTAAGGTGAACGAGATCATCGCCGCATTGAAGGCGTGATTTACAGGACCGTCTTGTGCCCGCTTCCTTGTATTATGGGAGGCGGGCACAATCGTTTTTTTTCAGGGAGGTACCCGATGGTTTTCACCAAGGATGACATGGATACGTTCCAGCCGAAGTTCACAGGACTGTTCGCCGTGTTCCTTCCGTCAGCGTTGAAGTCTCTCGCCAAGTACACGTGTGATGCGTTCGAACCTGAATCGGAAGGCGTGAACGTGGTCGGCTATGTGGAGTATGACGGTCTGACCGTCCGACTCCCCTACTGGTTCACGAACGTGAAAAAGGCCCGTATCGGCTCGAAGGACGTGGCCTATACTTTTACACCCGACCATGAGGTTTATACCGAGGATGGGGCCGTTATGGGCCGTTTTGGACGTACTATCAACCTAGAAGGCAATCCGGTTGCGGCCGGCACGATGGTGTACGTGGATGGCACGCATGGTTTCGAGGATTACCCGTATGCCGTGAAGGCGTTCATCGCCCGGCTTATCGTGGAACTGTCGAAGGCGGACAACGGCGACAATCGTGTGAAAAGCAAGGCCATCGAGGATGTGAACGTCACGTACACGGACGGTTCCGACGCGTTGACGCCGTTCGGCCGCGCGTTGCATGGCTTCCAGTCGTTGCTTGACGATTGGCGGTTGTGCGACGGGTGGAGCGTGCTTGGCATGATTGATACTCCGCACCAGCGTGTGAAGCGTCCGTACTGGCTGGGGGAGGCTGAATACCTGTGAGTGAATGTAATCCGTTTGAACTGTTTCCGGCGATGGCCCGCACGTGCGACTTGTCGAAACCGGCCGCACCGGGGTTGAAAAGCGAGGTCGTGGCCGTGCTGAACGTCATGGTGAAGACCCAGACCGCTTCCGACGATTTCACCGACTACAACAGTAGGAATCTTCAACGCCGCTTCCATATTGAAACATGTACGCTTCCTGCTGAGTACGTGTCCGGCCCGGACATGCTGTTGGGTATGAATCTTGTGCTGAATGGACACAGATATCGTATCAATCAGGTGAGCCGGGGTGATGATTTCGACCTGGGCGATCTTCCGTTCGTGTCCGTGATGGCTGTTCCGGCTGGAAGGAAGAGTGCGTGATGGGATACCGTTTCACCTATAATCCGAGTTGGAAAATCAAGGGCACCCAGATCATGCGGAAAGGTCTGGCACGCATGTTGTCGGACATTCACCAACAGGCGGTGTTGAACGCGCCGAAGAAGAGCCGCGCCCTAATCAACTCGGGAAAGTTCAAGATGGAGTCCGGTTTGAAGGGCAAGGTGACGTTCGGCGGCGGTGATGTGCCGTATGCTAAACGTCGTGAGTATGAGAACAAGCTTCACCCGTCAACCCGCTTCTATCTGAAGCGTGCCGGGCAGAGCGTGCAGTCCAAGGCGGATTCGTATTTTACGGACAAGATGTAGGAGGCTCGCATGTTGGATTTGGCTTTCGCTCTCGCATTGGAGAACGCGGGGCTTGGCAGGTATGGTGACACGATCTGGTTCGGCACGTCGCCCGTGTTGTCGGATGGTTCCGTTTCGGCGGATACCGGTGTATGGGTGAACATGACGGCGGGTGCGGCCAATCATGCCGTGAAGACGGCGACCATCACCATAAGCACCCGCGCTGATGACGTGGTGTATCAGGGGCTTCTTGACGCTCATATCCACGACTGGTGCGACAACGTGCTTCCGGCCATGTGCGAGCTGTCGTGTCATCCGATTATCGAACTGTCGTACAGGCTGATCAGCGTGTCTGCGTCCCAGGCGGAAACGTTGGAGGCGGTTGATTCGGAAGGACGGTGGGTGAAGACCATCACGCTTCAGGTGTCATACCAGTTGTCTAGTGAACTGCCTTCATTGGAGGATTACGAGGCCATCTAGTAAAGTAATGGGCAGACGGCATTTCCTTTGTGTCGTTCGCTTGCAAGTGCAAACAACCTACGTAGGAGGTCATTATGACTCAATACAGACTGGTCGGCAAAAAAGAGGTGTATATCGGTTCCGAACGCATTCCACCCGAGTGCATTTCGGATGAAATCGGTACCATCACCGTCACACCGTCCACGACCGAAATCAGTTCGCAGGCGGGTACGTTCAACGTGCCGAACGGCGCATATGACGAACTGTCAGCCACCATCACGGTCATTATCCCGTCCGTACGCTTCCTTGGTCGTATCTTCCCGAACCTGTGGAAGGCCGGCAAGTTCAAGTATGCGGGCCATGAGAACGATGATGATTACACGCCTGGTCAGGTTTCCTTCGGCGCGAACGAGTGCCGTACCACCGATCCTGTCACTGTGGTAATCCATAATGCGTGCGATACGGATTCCTCACAGGATATTCGTATTCCGAATGCGCTTATCGCCAACGGTGGTGAGTTCGCCGTGAACCTTACGGATCCGTTCAAGGTGGAGCTTCAGATCAGCATGATTCCGGGTGATGTGCCCGCCGTTATCTTCGGTGAAGGCTCTCTGGACGAACCGACGCTCTACAATCCGAAAACTGGACGGTATGAGCCGATTCCGGTTCACCCCACCGATTTCACGCTCACCCCCGCCACCGTGTCCGTCGCGACCGGCGCGAACGTTGACGTGGCGATCAACGTGGTTCCGGAGAACGCGACCGAGCGTACGCCGTCCGTCACGGTTGACCATTCCGACATTGCGTCCGTGTCCGTCACCAATGACGGCAAGGTGCGTGTCTCCGGCACTAAGGCCGGTACAGCGACCGCCACCGTCACGGTCGGCAACATCAAGAAGACGCTGCCCATCACCGTGACCACTACTGGCAAGTAATCGCGTCCCATGCCACCGGTATAATATGAACCGTCCAATCGTCTTGGTTGGGCGGTTCACTCATATTTGGAGGCATCATGGCTGAAGAACCCGAAACCACTGATTTCGAAGACTACGACACCACTGATTTCGAAGACTACGACACAACAGACGATGACGTTGTTCTCGAAGACATGCCGGTGTTCGACACGTCGAAGGCGTTGCGCCGCAAGCGTGTCGAAATCGACGGCACCGTGTATACGATTCGTCCGGTCGGCACGAAGGATTACTACAATATCATCAAACAGCGCAACCGTATCCAGTACCTCAACGACATGCTGGGATCCGACCCGAAGAGCCTCATTCAGGCGTCGAAGATGATGGATGACATGGTTGTCCCGCTTATCTCCCCGTCCGAAGAGTTCAAAGTTTGGGCACGTGATACGAAAGCAAAAAGCGAATACGTGTACCGTCAAGTCATGGATAAGCTTATCCAGCTTGCCATGCAGGGCGTCGAGGTGAAGAATGGCTGATTGGGGTGAAATGATTACCCCTGAAGAGCGGGAGCGTCTACAGCGTTTCCGCTCTTCTCATACGCGGGACAATCGGCGTGGCTATGATGACGTGGACTTGGAGTTAGCTGAGTTCGGCATCATGTATGGTTGGGGTGCGGTCGAAGCGTACATGATGAACCGGATGACCCCGGACTTTTACCGGCGTATGCTTCATGCTGGCCGAAAAGTCATGGAAGTGCAACGGGTAAAATCGTGTATGGACATGCGACAGTCGGTGAATGCGGCCGTCGCAGGCAAGAAAGCGGATAAGCGTTTCGAGAGCGATATGAACAAGCGTTTGAGACGTTGATATTGTAGGAGGCGGTTATGGCGGATATCGGCAGCATCGAGCTTGACGCCAAGATCGATACGTCGCAGTACGAGGCCGGTGCGGCCACCGTCGAGAAGACGAACGAGCGTATCAAGTCGAGTACGAAAAGCGTCGGCGACTCGCAGGACGAGGCTTCGAAGAAGAGCGGTGGTTTTAGCAAGGCGTTCAGCGCCGGTTGGGGTGCCGTCGCCGGTATCGCCTCCAGTGTGACCGGCAAGGTCATTGATTCTGTCGGTGGTCTTGTCAGCGAGATGGTGGACGCTTCCGATTCCGCGAACAAGTTCAGCTCAACGTTGAAGTTCGCTGGCGTGGATGACAGCAAGATCAAGGCGTTGACGGACAGCACCCAAAAGTATGCTGACCAAACCGTGTTCAACCTTGGTGATATCCGTAACGCTACCGCACAGTTGGCGGCGAACGGAGTGCCGAACTATGACAAGCTTGCAGAAGCGGCCGGTAATCTTACGGCCGTAGCCGGTGGTGGCGCGAACGAGTTCAAGAGCGTGTCCATGGCGTTGACCCAGACGGCGGGTGCCGGAAAACTGACGACCGAGAACTGGAATCAGCTTTCAGATGCAATTCCTGGTGCTTCCGGCAAGCTCCAGGAGGCAATGCTGAAGAACGGCGCGTATACGGGTGATTTCCGTGAAGCCATGGCTAAAGGTGAAATCACGGCGAACGAGTTCAATCAGGCGCTTCTCGATCTAGGTTTGTCAGATACGGCGGAAGAGGCGGCTAAGAGCACGCAGACGTTCGATGGTGCGTTGGGCAATCTTCAGGCCTCTGTCGTGAAGGCGGGATCCGCTTTACTTGATGTTTTCAAACCGGCCGTGACGGGTGCTATGAGCACTGTCGCGGACAGTATCACGAACGTGGTTTCGTTCTTCCAATCTAACGGTGGGAAGATTCAGGCTACGGCGTCCGAAATCGGTTCGTCGTTCATGTCAACGTTCACGGCGGCGTTCGACCCGGCCTCGATTCAGTCGGCGTTCGATAACGCTCTCAAACCATTGAGTAATGCTTGGACGCGCATAGAGCCTATGCTGGCCCCTATCGCGGGCAACGTGGGTACTTACATGGGTAACGTGACTCAAGGCTTCAGCAACGCTTTTGGAGGGCTTATCGAGGGTGTTTCCAAGGTTATTGGAGCCGTGGCCCCTTATATCGCTCAATTCATGGAGATATGGACAAGTCTTCAGGCGGCTGTGTCACCCATCATCACACAGTTGGGCACCATCATCGGTGGATTGTTCGACAAGATAGGCGGCATGATAGCCAACATTGTGAACACGGTCGGACCGCCGCTCATGCAGTTCATCAATCAGATCGTGGGCATCGTACAGGCCAACATGCCCACGATTCAAGCCATCATCGACCAAATCGGTGCGGCAATCAACCAATTGGCGCCGGTCATCCAGCAGATCATCACGACCGTGGTGGATACGCTCATGCCCGCAATCCAACCGTTGTTCGACGCCATCAGCAATTTCCTGAGCTCCGTAATCCCGCCGTTGCTTGACGGCATCCAGAAGGTGATTCCCATTTTCGTGAATCTCGCGCAGACCATCATCAGCAACGTGCAGCCGGTCATCGAAGGTATTACGAACGCCATCAAGGGCGTTATCGAAGTGCTGACCGGTATCATCACGTTCATCACGGGCGTGTTCACCGGCAATTGGGGTAAGGCGTGGGATGGCATCAAGCAGATTTTCGGTGGCGTCTGGGATGCCATTAAGGGAGTTGTGAGCGCGGCCATCAACGCCGTGTCCGGTGTCATCTCCAACGTGGTGAACGGCATCAAAAGCTTCTGGAACGGTGCGTGGAATGGTATCAAATCGTTCTTCGGCAACATCTGGGAAGGTATGAAGAGAGCCGCGCAGAACGGCGTGAACGGCGTCATTGGGTTTGTGAAGGGACTGCCAGACAGCGTGAAGAGCTTCTTCTCGAACGCGGGTTCGTGGCTGTTGAATGCTGGTAAGGCGATTCTCGATGGTCTTCTGTCCGGTTTGAAGAACGCTTGGAGGAACGTTACCTCGTTCATCGGTGGCATCGGCGACTGGATCGTCTCGCACAAGGGTCCTATCAGCTACGATAGGAAGCTGCTTGTTCCGGCCGGTAACGCCATCATGGGTGGTTTGAACGAAGGCTTGCAGGATAGTTTTGGCGACGTGAAGGACACGGTGTCGGATATCACCGGCCTGTTCGACCCGATTAATGACATAGATGCGCAGGCGAACGTGAGCGCGGTCAACAGCATGGCCTCAAGCGTCACGCCCGCGCCTACGGTCAGCACGGCCACACGCTCCTACGATACGGTTACTAACGGTATTGGAAGTTCGGGTACGGTGGACATGGAGGCGTTGAGTCTTGTCATGGCGAACGCTTTGAGCGGCAAAAAGTGGGTGCTGACCACGACAGGCCGTGACCTCGCAATCGCAATGATTGATGACATTGACGAAGAGCTGGCCTTGAAGGCCGATAGGGAGGCTTGATTATGAAACGTGTATGCCCGCCCATCGCACGAACGCTCATGCCTGTGGAACGTGATTTCGTGCTGACCGTTGACGGCGACCCGATAGACGAACACGGTTTATGGTTGGAACGCTCCAGTCTTGAAATCGGTGAGGCGTCGCCCTCGCTGTCACATACGACAGCGCCCGGTTTCAACGGTTCGTATGACACGACGTTGAGGGATACGCTGGGCCGCGCGTATCTCGGTTCCCGCACCATATCGTTCACGTTGTTCACGGTGGGCGCGTTAGATGAAATCAGGGAGTCGAAACGTTATCTCGGAGGCTTGCACGGGCGTAGCCTGAAAGTCTCGTGGAGGGTGCAGAAAGGGTGGTTTCGGGGTACTCTCGCGGTCGGCGCATGGAAGGACGTGTGGGAGGGTAGCGGATTAACCATCGCTTCGGTGAAATGCTCGGTCTACTGTGATGACCCGTTCATGTATGCGGACAACAAGGAATCGGTGGGTTTCCGTCTCACTGGTGGCGGTGGCGCGTCCGACTTGTATGCGAACTATGAAGTAAAGGCGCCGTTGTTCTACGGTAACAGGGAGTTCTACCCGTCCAGATTGGATGTCACCGTGGATACGGCGCAACGGGTCAGCATCTACTACATGGATGATGACGGTCTTCCAGAGGAACAGGCGGTGGTGGAACTGAGCACGACTTCCGCAGCATACTATACGGGTGTCACGCTCTCGTTCGACATGCTTAACCATACGGTCAAAGGCTCCGGTGGTTTCCTCGCCCCGACGTTGAACAGCGTGTTCTTCCCGCTTCGTCCAGGCGATACATCCCGACTGCTAATATCGGTTGAGGGACCGAAACCGAGGGCGACGTGCATCATGGAGTACACGCCGCGTTGGATGTTCTAGGGAGGCACGTCTTGACCCGTTTCGCAGTCTATGACCGTTTCGGCAATTACAAGCATGATCTGGTTAACGTCGTACAGTGCAAGCGCACCCGCAAGACGGATGGGACGAACACGCTCTCCATCACGTGCCTGAACACGGTAGATAAGGATGACCGTATCGTGTTCAAAGACCCGGAAGGCAAATACCGTGAGTATATCGTCACACAGCCTTCCGTCGAACGCGCAGGCACCATTCCGGTTTCCTCGTTCAACGCCGTCGATTCCATCAAAGAACTTGACCTGAAGTATGTGGATGACAAGCGTATCAATAACGGCACGTTCACCGAGGCGGTCACGAAGGCCATCGAGGGCACTCGATGGGAGTTGGGTACCATCGCGTCCGGCACCGTGCAGACGAACTATTATCACGTGTCAGCGTTGAACGCCTTGCAGACGTTTCTGAAAGCGTCCGGCGTGGAGTTCGAGACCGAGGTGAAGCCGTCCGTTGACATGACCCATATCGAGCATCGTCTTATCAATGTGGGTCGGCTTGGCAGTGATTCCGGCAAACGGTTCGAGTACGGTTCCGACCTTCAGTCCATCAAACGGACGGTGAGCGCGGATAACGTGTACACGCGGCTTTACGGATACGGCAAAGGGCTTGCTACGACCGATGATGAAGGCAATGCGACCGGTGGCTACGGCCGTAAAATCGACTTCGCGTCCGTCAACAACGGGAAGAAGTACGTTGAGGATGACACGGCACTCCAACAGTGGGGCGTGGTCGGGCCGGATGGCACGAAGGTTCACTCCGAAGGGACGGTGGAGTTTCCCGATTGTGAGGATCCGTCCGAACTGTTGGCGTTGACGAAAGCCGCGCTCAAAGAGTCGGTCGTGCCTAAGGTCTCCTATACGGCGGATGTTGCCGCGCTCCAGTTGGCTAACTTCGACATCCAACAGCTTCATTTGGGTGACGGCGTGCAGATCGTGGATACCACGTTCAACCCGACTCTTCGACTCAGCGGCCGTGTGCTCGCCATCGAGGATGACCCAACCGGTGATATTACCAGTATGAAGATAACGCTTGGCAACATCGTCCAGTCGTACACGCAACGCAACAACGAACTGAACAGCACGGTCAGTCAATTGTGGTCTTCCAGTGGTGCGGTGAACGATGTGGTGAACGCGAAGCCGGGCTACATGCAGCAGGTCGTTGACGGGTTGAATCAGGTGTTGAACGCGACCGGTGGCTGGACGTACATGACGCCAGGCGAAGGCATCATCGTATACAACAAGCCAATTGAGCAGAACCCCGACAAGGCGATTCAGCTTGGCGGCGGGTATTTCCGTATCGCCAACAGTAAGAAGGCGGATGGGTCGTGGGATTGGAAGACGTTCGGCACTGGTGACGGGTTCCTCGCGGACCTTATCGTGGCCGGAAAGCTCCAGTCCTCCGATGGGAATAGTTACTGGGATTTGTCGAACAACATGCTTCGCATGATTGGTCAGTTCAAGACCGTTTCGACGGATGGACATTCGGAAGCGGCCTTCTACCCGGATTTAGATTGGACTTCCAGCGCCGGTGATGCCGCAGATGGGTCAGGTATCCAGTTCTTCGACCGTGACCGTGGCAGTGTCGCTGACCATAGAGGCTACGTGTCCTATATCGGCTGGGACAAGAATAACAACAAGCCCTTGAATGCCATGCGGCTTGGAACCGAAGTCTTCCAGAACAAGAGCGCCGGATTGGGGCTTGGTTCCGGTTCGCTTTCCTCCCAGGACGGCACCCCGAACGTGGCTACCATGTGGGTATCCGACACGACGAAGAAGCCGAACAGTTTCGGCATCGAGCTTAACTCCGACACGCAAAACGTGTATATCGGTGGCAAGCTCGGTTATTGGACGAACCTTGGTACATTCCAGTTCTTCTATTGGGAGGGCGTTTCTATAGCCGCCGCCAAGTGGATGGAGTTTGATGTCACGGCACAACCTGCGAAGAGCGGACGTTACAAGCCTTTGGCTACGCTCGATCATATCGCCTCGGATGGCAACCTGTTCTTTGATACTACGGTTTCCAATGCGAGTGCCGGTGGCTGGAAGGTGTGGGTGAACAGTGCACCTAGGACTGTGCAGACAAGCCCGACTACTGCACAATGGAAGGCAGGCACTGTTGGAGGCGTTCCAAATGTCGTGTCTGACCTGAACGTCAAGTACGGGGATTTCGTCAGGCTGTTCTCTGATGGCAACGTGAATTTCTACCTCAATACGCTTGGCGTACTTCTATGATGAAAGGAACGGCTATGAAGTATGAACAGAACCACGGTCAGGTGCTTGTCACGCTTGACTACGATCCGAACGAAAAGAACGCTTCAGGCGCGACCTGTGGAGGCAGGTTCGTTCTCACGTCCCCGGCCATCATCGCCTCCTATATGATGCTTCTCGGATACACGGATGTGGAGGAGTGTGTGAAGGCTATGCCGATCATCGTGGAGAATGCGCCGAAGATATATGACGAAGCGACCGGTGATAACGTGTTCACGCCTCTCTATGAGGCTCTTGAAGACACTCTTCCAGAAGATACGTATAAGCCTAGGACTTCGTTTTTTGCGGCCGTGGAATACCCCAAAAAATCGCTTGTGAAGGCACAGAACAAGGCACGTGAACAGCTTGGACTTCCGAAGTTGCACACAGGCGGATACACGGCCTTCATGTCGGTGCGTTCTGCGGAGGAACGGTCAAGCGTACCGGATTGGCTGACTGCTAGTATTGATGAAGAAAAAACAAAGTTCCTCGAAGGACTCAGGAGGTAGCTGGAATGCCTACTTTTGACGATTATCGCAACATCGACATTGATATCGACGGTGCGAACGACTGGATCCCCGAAGTCCGGCTGAGCGGCGGCGACGTTGAGGGCCGTACCATCACGGTTCGCCTGTTGAAGGATGGCAAGGTCATTGATGACCCGACCGAATCCGGTTCGGTCACCTTAACCGCACGTCTACTGTTCAATCCGAAGGTCGGTACAGCTTATCCGGGCGGCTACAAGACTATGAGCAGATTCGTGTCAGCAAGCATGATCGGTGAAGACACGTGGGGTTTCAAAGTCACAGTCCCGCGTGCAGCCTTCACGAACCTCACCGGCTCGCATACCGCCATGGCTATCGAAGTGCAGAAGACCACCGGCACCGGCAGTTCTGCGAAGGATGAAATCGTGTGCTCGCGGACTTTCAACGCCATCGTTGACGAAAGCGTGCTGAAAGCGGGTGACGGCACAGACCCTGATCCGCTGGAGGAATGGCATAATCTCATCAATCATGGCGACGGTCAGATTCAGGATATGGTGGATCGCGGTAACGCCGCCATCGCCACATTCAACACGAACGGGCAGCACGCCATCGACGACTTCAACACGAAAGGCAATACTGCCGTTGACGCCTTCAAGACCAAGGGCGATAACGCCGTCCACACGTTCGAGCTGAACAGCGCCCAATCCATCGTTGACTTCAACACGAAGTCGGATAAGGCTGTGGCTGATTTCGATACCAGTTCGAAAGCGAAACTTGATAAGTTCGACACCGATTCGACAGCCGCCATTGACGGCGTGAACACGGTGAAGAACGACATGCAGTCCCTCGTTGACGGTGCGAACATCGCGGCCGGAACCGTGACCGAGCGGAAGCCGAACGAGGCTCCAACGTTCGAGTTGACGGGCGACAAGTGGGACAAGACCATGAATCTCGGTCTGCCGCGCGGAGCTTCCATCGCCTCAATTACGGCAACCACGCTTCAGGCTGGGCAACAGGCCACCGTCACTTCCAACAAGAACGCTGACGGTGATTACAATGTCGAGGTGGGCTTGCCTACCGGCCCGCAGGGCGTTGACGGTTTCCCTGTGTTCGTCTTCGCCTCCGCCATCAGTTCAACGGTCAGCGACTATTCGATTTCGAAGAATTCAGGGAACATCTCGCCAAGGCCGGACATTGATACGAACTATGCGAACAAAGCGTTCATCATGGATGCGGATGGTAGCGTGTTTCTTGTCTTCCGTGATGACAATGAAGGACTGCATGTCAACGGTTCGCAAAGACTATTGAGTCTCAAAGGTCCTGCCGGTGACACTGGCGGTGTGGCTACCGCCGATAAGGTCGGTGTCGTGAAGCCCGGTTTTGGTCTTGAGGTGGACTCTGCCGGCACGCTCGGCATCACCGCCGTGACACCCCCGGAAGGTGGTGATTCCGTTGTGGCGAAAATCCACGGCAACGATGCCACCGGCGCTGGCGTGCTTATCGACCGCACCAAGGGGCTTGTTTCCTCGGATGCGGGCGTGGCCGTCAACCTGAGCGCAGATAACCCTGGCCTTGAGTTCGATGCGGCGGGCGGTTTGAAGGCGACCGCGCAGACGATTGGTGACGGTTCTCATACAAGCAAGGGCATCTTGCAGGTGGGTGATGGGCTCAACGTTGACAACGGTGTAGTCTCGCTTGAAACGGCACAGGGACTCACAGTGGACCAAACTGGAGGTAAAAACTCCGTCAGGGTGAAGCTGCCCTCCGGTAAGGGCGGTTTGATGTTCACTGGTGACAACGAACTGGAAGTGCGGATGGTTGAGCCTTCGTCAGCGTATTCTTCCGTTCCGCTTGCGCATACATCCGAAGGCGTTGGCGTCATGTTCGACAACACCAAAGGTTTGACGTCGTACGACAATAAGCTTGCCTTGGCTCCGGCGACGAGTGCCAAACTCGGTGGTGTAACCTATGATGACAAAACCATCCAAATGGGTGACGGTTCCCAACTGTTCGCGGCAATCGGTTGCGTGTCCAAAGTACGCGTCCTTGGCACTTCGTATTCCAACATCGCACCGAAGCCGATCTGCGTTGAAGCCGATGATTACGTTAATCAATTTGGGGTCTGGTTCGGTTTCTATATGAGAGAACAAGCAATCAGCTTCAATGAAATCTCATTGGAGTTTCGCATGGTGAACGGTAAGCCTTTCAGTTCATACGGCCTCACTAGGCTGGCCTCGTTCCTCAACGGCAAGGGCATTGTGGTCGAAGACCTTACCAGTACTTATATCTCAGGCTCCATAGCCAGTGGGGGGCGAATTGATATAACCCTCCTGAATAGCCTTACCGTCAAGGCCGGCCCGCACTGGTTCGAGGTGCAGTACTGATGCCTGAATGGTTACAATGGTCAACGCTCCTACTCGGCGGGGGCGGTTTGGCTGGAATCGTCTCAGCCGTGGTCACATGGAGGCACAGCACGTCCGACCAATGGCGCGACATCGTGTCAGCGCAGACGGAACACCTTATCAAACCGTTGGAGGAACGTATCAGCACGCTCGAACAACAGGTGGGTGAACTGGAAGGCTACCGGGATCACTACATGCTTGCGGTCGAATACCTGCGCAAACTGTTTCACTGGTTGGCACAGATCACGGACCGTATCGACACGTCGATTCTCGAGGATTACCCGAAACCGCATTTACCTGACGAAATTCGTGGCGAATTCGGAGAACTGTGCGACAAACCGAACAGTAAGCCACGGTCTTAGGGTATCGGCCGGAAGTTTGCTAGGGTCATAGTTGGATTATCAATCTACCGATTGGAGGTTCTACTATGACCCGTTTTCGTAAACGTCTCATGGCGTTTCTGGCGGCGGTGCTGGCAATGTTCACGTTCACTCCCATGGCGTTCGCGGACATGCAGGGCATCGACGTGTCCAACTGGCAGTGCGGCATCGACATTGCCAACACTCAGGCGGACTTTGTGGTGGTCGGCACCACATGGGGCACCGGACAGGTCAACAACAACTGCCTGGTCTCCGGCGTCAACACGGACGCCAACCGTATGATCGCCGAGGCGCAGGCGTCCGGCAAACGGTTCGGTCTCTACCATTACGCCATGGGTGGTTCGCCCGAGGGTGAGGCTCAATTCTTCTACCGCAACACCAGCAACTATTGGCGTCACGGCATCGTGGCGCTCGACTGGGAGATGGACGATAATCCGGCGTGGGGCAACTGGGATTGGGTACGCCGCTTCATGGCGGAATGCGAACGGTTGAGCGGCGGTGTGCGCCCATTGCTGTACACCGGCCCTGTGGCTGGTACCATCCCGCAGGACATTCGCGACCGGTACGGTTTGTGGATCGCGCAGTACGCTAACATGAGCCCGACCGGCTATCAGGCCAACCCGTGGATGATCGGCGCATACGGTGAGGCCATGCGCCAGTACTCCGGCACCGGCGTGGTCAACACGTGGAGTCCCGTCGATCTCAATCTGTTCCGCGGCGACGCATGGCAGTGGGACCTGTACGCCAACCCGACCGGCGGCTCCACGCCACCGGCCACACCGGCCGCGCCCGTGCAGCCGAACACTCCCCAGCCCACTCCCAGCACGGGTGGCATCAGCCACACCATGCAGTGGGGCGAGACCGTCTGGGGACTTGCCGTAGCGTATAACGCGTGGCCGTTGTTCATGTGGCACACGCCATCCGGTGATATCAACCGCTACTACGTGGGCGATGTCGTCACCTACGGCGGCGGCTCTACTGCCATCCCCGCACCGTCCACCGGGGTCTCCAAGGTCCTCCAATGGGGTGACACCGTGTGGGATTTCGCCACGTCCCACGGCTACAGCGTCAGCCGCTGCACCGTACCATCCGGCAACATCAACGTCTACTACGTGGGCGATGTGGTGACCTGCCGCTGAGACTCAACAGATGCCGCCACCCGCTTGACCGGGTGACGGCATCACCCCATCATCTTTTTTTTGGTTTGCGGAGACCCTGTCCTTTAGGGCGGGGAGGAAGCAAA